ATCTGCTGAAGTCTCTGATGGATGCGCTCTTTGAAGACGACAAGCATATCTGGGATTCAAGGATAACGAAGCTCTGGGGCGAAAACGGGCAGATCATTATCAAGGAGAGCGAGTAATGCGTGCGCTTTTGCAACCTGTGATTGCGAGAGAACTTGGTGTCGTGCTGTTGAAGCCGGGCAGAGAGCTGATGGAGTTATTCACAGCAGGCAGAATCCTGATCGAGCGCCAGCCAGAAAGTATGGCCGGGTATCAAACTGGTCGTGTTCCGGATGCGCGGCAGCCACTGGCAGACAACGAGCAGTTGCGAAGCTTCTTTTTGAATGAAAAGGTCCTGATTGCAGCCGGTGGAATAAGCGGGCTTGATTACTGGTTGCTGAAGTACGGCGGCGGAAATTGCCAGTACGCTCACAGTGATTACCACTATCACGAACTAACCATCATGCATCATGAGCCGGGGTCTATCCTGCTTTGTGGCTATTGCGACAACCAACTGCGAGAGCAACGTACCGAGGCGCTGGCAGAACTGGCACGCAGAAACGTAATTGCCTTTGTTCTGGATTCTATTCGTATTTCTCTCGGTATCGACAAAAGTCGCGAGATTTCCCTCGCGGAACTCAGCTGGTGGGCTGTTCGTAAGTCAGTAACGGATGCTTTACCGGAATGTTGTGCTCGGGAAGTGCTTCGTTTACCCGAAGAAAGCGAGATTGGACGCGAAAGCGATATTACGCCTGTAGTACCGGCCACCAGCATCCTTGGCGAATTAATTTCAGCCGTTGACCTGCCTAATTCGCTAACAGAACCACTGGTGGGCGTGATAGTGGATCCGGCACCGCCTCAATCTTTTATGCGTCGTCCAAAGCGCCTGCGCTGGGAAAATCGCGATTATCTGAATTGGGTTAAAACACAGCCCTGCGAATGCTGCAAGCAGCAATCAGACGACCCGCACCACTTAATCGGATGGGGGCAGGGTGGCATGGCAACGAAAGCGCACGACATTTTCTCCATTCCACTTTGCCGAAAACATCATACCGAACTTCATAACGACCGCCTGGCATTCGAGCGCAAATATGGCTCACAGCTGGAAATGATCATTAAAGTGCTGGACCGGGCCTACGCGCTCGGCGTTCTGGCGTAAGGAGCGAACAGGATGACACCACGTCAACGCCGTAATCATATTGAAGCGCTGGGTAAAGCAGCGACTGCACCGCGTAAAAGCTGGTTAGGTAAGAGCATGCTGCTGACAAGTATTCAGGCTGCCTGGATTAAGTCATTGCTGACAACATGGGGAGAGGGGGTAAGCGGTGGAACAGCCCCACGTTTACCCCGTGCGCACGCCTGCTGGGATGTCCTAAAAGGAGGGCGATGGTCAGACAAGGCATTGTCTCGCTTTACAGCAGCACTCGAACAAGCTCGGGGCGAAGGATTCAGGGGGCCGCAGGCGCTTAATCGTGCCCACGCTATCCTGTGGCCACAGCCAGCCACCAGCATAATTGATGAAGCCATGCACGCTGAAGACGTTGATTTTGTCGAGCAGTCAGTGCTTCAGGCGCTTGATGTAAATGATCCGGTTTATATCGTCGGTCTACAGTATTACACCACGCGCAAAAAAATCTCTGACATTACTCGGGAGTTACAGTCGATCGCGCCGTGGCTAACGGATTGGGAGGCCAGAAAACGTGTTCGGTGGTGCCTGGAAATTTTCAGGGCGAAGGTTTTTTTATCTACGAGGCAACTCCTGGCTGGGCAGAGCTGAATTAGATGGTTTTTAGCTTTTAGTGCTTTATTTTTGTTTTTACATTGAAAACGAGCCAGGAATTTAGATAATTCATTAATGCTTGGCAGAGCTGCGCCGCGATGGCAGCGAACTAAGCGACAATTTGAACATAACGAGAGCCCCGCCAGTCGGGGCTTTTGCTTTACGGCGATACGACAGGGGTATTCGCGAGGTGCATTGCATCAATACCCCTGTGATATCGTCGTTTCAACTGTTGACCTAACTCCAAAATAAGCCCCCATTTTTATTCATTCAGTGATGAATGTCAGTGCCGCTTAGTATGCGTCGCATGATATGCTTTAAGAAAATTCTGGGGGTTTTATGCATATCGTTAAAGTGATTCTTTGTGCTGTTCTGCTTATAACTACGGGAAGTGTATTTGCGGAACGAATGCAAGGTTATGGTAAGACAAGTTGGGGGATGACGCCTACCGAAGTAGTACAGGCGGAACAAGGACGGGCGCATTTAGTAAGCCCTCCAATAAAGTACAAAAATTCACTAGGCATGGTTGCGGTAGATAAAATCGATATAGGCAGCAGTCTATTTAAGGTCGTTTATCAGTTTGAGAATAACAGGCTTTCGCAGGTTCTTGTTCAAGGCCTTGAAGACAAAAACGCAGGAATTAATAGAAATACATTTGCAACACTAGATTCATTATTGACTCAAAAATACGGACAACCCAGTTTTAGGGAAGATGGACGTCGCGTCGTCTGGAAACAGGATGGGACATCAATCGAGTTAAGTCATCTAATGATAGAAGGCGTCGTCTCTTTGGTAACTGTCGCCTATATGCCAGAGTATCAAACAAAGAAACAAACAGAAAACCTTTAAGTTCTTTTAAGGTACCATCACATAACACATCTAAGCCCACTTCTGTGGGTTTTTTTATTTATTTAATACACACCCGCTTACTGCGAGGTGAGAGCATGTATCGAATGGAAAAAATCACAACGGGTATTGCATACGGAGCATCTGGTGGGGGGACCGGATACTGGCTGCTTCAGCTCCTCGATAAAGTCTCCCCATCTCAATGGGCGGCCATTGGTGTGTTAGGTAGCCTCATGTTTGGTTTGCTGACGTGGTTGACGAGTCTGTACTTCCAAATCAAAGCGGATCGCCGTAAAGCTGCGCGAGGTGAGTGATGTCGAATAAGTCAAAACTCAGCGCAGCAGTGCTGGCGCTAATCGCGTCCGGAGCAACTGCGCCATTTATTTTCGACCAGTTCATCAGTGAGAAAGAAGGTAATGCGCTGGTGGCTGTAGTGGATCCGGGTGGGGTCTGGTCTCTATGTCACGGCGTGACCGTCATCGATGGCAGGCGTGTTTTTAAAGGTATGACGGCCACTGAGGAACAATGCCGCAAGGTAAACGCTATTGAACGCGATAAGGCATTAACTTGGGTTGATCGTAATATCAAAGTGCCTCTGACAGAGCCGCAAAAGGTTGGTATAGCTTCCTTCTGCCCGTACAACATTGGCCCCGGTAAATGCTTCCCTTCGACCTTTTATAAGCGTATTAACGCAGGTGATCGCAAAGGGGCATGCGAAGCAATCCGCTGGTGGATTAAGGACGGAGGACGTGATTGCCGCCTCACCAAAGGCCAGAAGAATGGATGTTATGGTCAGGTGGAGAGACGGGACCAGGAGAGCGCGCTGGCGTGCTGGGGGCTGAGCCAATGAAAATTAATCCGAGTCTTATCGTCGTTGGTGTTATTGCTGGCCTGTCATTAGCGCTTGTAAAGAGTTGCGCAGATGCAACCAGCATACAGAGTGATAACGACGTTCTGCGAAATGACAACGCTTTGCAGGGGCAGGTGATCGCCACTCAGGCTTTCAACTTTAATCGGTTCAATCAGGTTGCAGAACATGCCTACAGGCTTAACTCCCTGATCGACACCAGCACCGAAGAAACCGTAATCGAATACCGAGAGATTCTCCGCCGTGAAAAAACCTGTGATTTGCCTGTTCCTGCTGATATCGCTGGTGGGTTGCTCAAATACGCGTACCGTCTACGTTCCAGCGCAATGCACTCCGCTACCAGCAGACCTGACGAGACCGATGATCGTACCTTTGCCACCAATTCAATGACGTATTGCCAGGCGGTTTTGTGGATTAAGCCGTTACTGGCGGTCATCGAGAAGGGAAACAATGATCTCGCCAGTATTCGGAGTATAGAAAATTTCAGGAAATAATGTATGTAAACGACGTGGCGTATTTTTATTTATTTCTAATTATCAAGCTATTGTCTTTCAGAAAGTAGAGTTCTGAAAGACACACGATATTTCAATTGATTATATTTTTAATTGCCATTTTTAAGTCTACTAAATCATCGGTTTTAAGTTTGCTTAAAGAGTCGGCAATAACTTCATTTTCATCTGCTAGTATTTCTTTTTTGGCCGAATATAATTTCGGGTTAATTGAAAACGCACCGTTGCTAAGTATGATTGGTTGTTCTAAAAAACCTAAGTATGCAGAAAAGGCTCGATGCAAGTTTTCAATGTAATCTTTGAATTTAGTATCGGTGACGCTATGATAACGTAATGATTTGTATAGGCTTTGATAGTTTTGGTAACGTAGTTCCTGTGTGGAGTTGGAGAAGGCTCTACATTCTTTGATTAATTCGTCTTCCTTGGTTAATGTCCCGTTTCTTCCGTAGAAATTATTAAGATAACCAATTCTCGCTTCAATGTTCTTATCTAGGAATGTTACAACTCCAATAATGGAATTTGAAAATACAAGATAATCTGTTGCTCCTTGGAATACGGCGCTTTTGATTTTTTCAGCACCCCAATTTTGGGCAATGCTAAATGCTAGATAAACAGTTAAGATTGATGTCATGCAACTTAAACCAGCAATTATGGTTGCTAGTTCGTATTTTATTATTAGATGTCTTGAGATGAAAACATCAAATAAAATTATTGAAATACTCCACATGAATATAATTACAATTATTTTTGCGAAATTTTCTAACATTTTGAGTTCTTTATTTGAGTTAAGTTGTTTTAAATTACCAGGTATTATAACCCATTGTAATATCGCTGTATTTAAAAAAATCGTCGATAAGTTTGTTTGGGTCCTTCTGGACATTTTAGATGCTTACGGGGCGGCGACCTCGCAGGTTCTCGCTATTTATGAAAATTTTCAGGATTTTGCCGTTTCCGTTCTTCTTCTTTATAACTTATTGTTTTTACTGGCGATAACCTACCAAAAGAAAGGAAGTGTCGAAGCCGGGTTGAGGTCATTTTACCCGTGATGGTTTCCTTACCTTGTTTTTCGCCTGGAGTTCGTCATGGAGGTCAATAAAAAACGCCTTTCAGAGATTTTTGGTGTCAGCATTCGCACGATCCAGAACTGGCAGGATCAGGGAATGCCAGTTGCGCGCGGTGGCGGTAAAGGGAATGAAGTGCTTTATGACTCAGCCGCCGCAATTGAATGGTATTCCGCGCGAGACGCAGCGATAGAAAACGAAAAGCTGCGCAAAGAGGTTGAACAGCTGAGAGTTGATTCAGAATCAGACCTTCTGCCAGGCACGATTGATTATGAGCGCCATCGGCTTACCCGAGCCCAGGCTGATGCTCAGGAACTAAAAAATGCAAAAGAGTCCGCTGAGGTGGTGGAGACCGCATTCTGCACGTTCGTGCTGTCGCGGATAGCCGGAGAGATTGCCAGTATCCTTGATGGAATACCTCTGTCGGTTCAGCGGCGCTTTCCGGAACTGG